GTCATGCCCATGGCCTAATTCTTTTGGCTGGCAGATTTGCGAGATACACAATTTGATTCCCACAGATATTGAATGGTTTAGGCATAACAACGGGGGGAATGTCGATTGGGGAATCCGCCTTGGTTGGCTTATTAGCGCCGTCGAAGCTATCTGTTCCCACCACAAAATCAACCTGTCCGCGCACATCGAGGCGAAGCTGGCATACAACGCCACCCGCCCGGCGAAGCACGGCAAACTCTACTGATATGACCATCGCCGAACTATCAGCGTTCAAACCCGGCACACGTTGCCGGGTCTTTCGCACCGCTCAGGCGAAGCGGTTCGGGCTGAACGCCATAGGTATTCGGTTCGTACAATACAAAGACGGCACCAATTTATTTTTCACAGACGGCACGCGGGCAGACGCCGCAGCGTGCGAAATTATCTACACTTAAACATGGAAGACGTAACCATAATCAAGCAAGTCATAATTCAGCGAACAGGCCGCAAGCTGATCGTTGAGGTGGTCAAAGAAGACGACAGCGTTTGCCTGGTGTCGCACTTTGACAATAAAGAGCCGAATGGCATCCGCCTATCCCGTGAATCCCTTTTATACATGCTGCAAGCCCTTGAGCATCTTGACTTTGAAGTCGAGGCCGTGGAGGGCAAAACCGCAGTAGTAACCTACGAAATCCCATGACCAACGACCGCTATTACGACGACTTTTGCGCCCGCCTACAGGCACCCTACGCAGAGCGACGCGGCGAGGTATCGGGCTTCACACCCCTGTTCGGCCTGCCACCTACGCCCGGCGCCATGCGCTCCGAAGAGATGTGGCTGACCTCTGTAGAGAACGGGATGCAAGCCCCCCTCAACCTTGGCTTAGCCATAAGCCAGGTGCGTATTAACCATTTAGTTTCCAAGGATCGCCTTATACAAGGCTTCCGCCTAAGCCCTTTTCAACCATGAACAATCCACCGCCCACCGTAATCCTGCTCCTTACCATGGGCCTCTGCCTGATCTGCATTTTCGCCGTCGGGCACTACTTTCTCTCCACGACCAGCCGCACCCGGCACAAACGCCGGAGCCGCAAGACGTGGAAGCACACCACGCTGCCCGTGCTGCTCTTGCTGGCAGGTGCAGCCAACGCCCAACCCGTGCCCGAAGGCCGCTACATCGTGGAGTACCGCGTGTGGATCGGCGGGCAGTTCATCACCGCCCAGGAGGAAACCTGCATCGTCCGCCCGTGGCGTGACCACGTCACCGTTATGGAGTGCCGCGAAGGCTACATTCGCCGCGACATGCGGGAAATTCCCAATGCGCTTATGATCCTCGACACGCCGTTTATCGAAGTCGGCCCCGGACAGTTCCGGTTCACCAACAAAGACGGCGGGGTGGAGTACCGTTTTAAGCTGCCAGGCGTAAATCTATGACGCTGTTCGACACCACGCCCACTCCGGCCCCAGCGCCGCAACAGCCCGCCCCGGTTCACATCGGGGCGGTGTCTCTCGTCTGGGTCGTGACGCAGCGTTACCGCCTCGACGGGTTGTGGCGCGAAATCGCAACAGCCACCTTCATGGGCGCTACGGTACTGCGTTGCCAGCTTGAGGCTGATCCGCCCGTGTACGATTCGTTCACGGCACGTTCGCCCCGGTCGCTGTCGCTCGACGTGGTACTGCGCCACATCGCCAAAGAAAAAGGGACTGCATAAGCAGTCCCTCAACCCAATCAATACGAAACACAGAGACAAATCAAAATTTGATGCGCCAAACCATTCCAGTCCCTGCCGAATCAATGGTGCTGCCTGAATCTGGTAGGGTGAAATCGCCACCCACCGCTGGCCCGTAGGTGGTGCCGATCTCGGCGAACAACAGCGGGTAATCGTCCTGTGGTACAGCACTCCCGTCGCAATCAAGCCAGCCGGGCTTTGCGGTCGTCCCCGTGGGGAATGTGGCAAACATGCCAGCGGGTAGAACTGAATCTGAAGTGTCCGAGGCCACAAGTGCCCAAGCGTTTCGCGCCTGACTGTACTTAAAAATAACTACACCAAACCCTACATAGACCCGGTGCCCGGAAGGTTTCGACATCCGTAAAATGTTACTCCCGTCGTTAACCGAAATAACCAGCTCGTAAGAGTGGTCCCCCGATGCAACGCCGATCACTGCCCCATTGAGGCCCGCGCTATTCATTGCCGATGGCAGGGGGAGAAAAACAACACCTTGCCCCGTGTAGGGACCTCCAGCGTCATCGTTTACGACGATCAACTTCCCCGAATCGCCCGTTAACAGCGTTGAGCTGGGGGCTAACTCTTGCGTCTCAGTCCCTGCCGGGAACAGCCCGCCAGTGAGTAGCGGTGTCAGACGTTTTTTCAGGTATGCCGTCCGGTCAGCCAGCTCGTCAGCCTGCATATTCGCAGGCTCACCAAGCCCGCCCAATACGAGGTCGGTCGTTTCCAGCACGGTGATGCCTGCCGGGTAGTTGTCTGGGTCTTCGGTAAATGTTGCCATGTCCGTGTCTTTGTTGGGTTAGAATGAGATAGTCCAGCTTCCGACAATTCGCATGTCGGATGCTTTATTGATTGCGGAGCGCACGCGGCGGGAAAACATGTTGCCGTTCTGGTGAAATAATCCAAACTCGGTGATTGCCAGCCCGTTGCCCTCGGCCTTCTCCAGCACGAAGTCAAACTGGACCGTGGTCGCAGTTGGGTATGTTGTCGTGACCGACTTCATTACCGCGCTGGTCAGGCCTACATCGGTAACAGATGCCGCAGCAACACCGATGCCGAAACCGACCTCGGTAATTTCGCGGGTGCTGCTGGATGCGTCACCCAGGAGGCGGCACAGGTTTGTTTTGCCGTTGTTCACCACAAGGTTTTTCTCCTCAATGGTTTCCACGGGCTGCCCATCGCGGTGGATTTCGAGGCGGATAATGCCTGTCACGCCGACATGCTCAGAATGGTTCGGGGTCGATTGTTCCATCGTCGTAATAGATTGTTATGCCGCACGTTTCAATCGGTGCCGCTGATTCGGTTAATTCAAGTTCAAGTTCAAAGTCGAAATCCGGCTCGTCGATCAGCACGTCGTCGCTGAGGGACGCGGCGTAATCGAGGAAAACCAGCAGTGACCGGGCATTTTTGGTGGTGTTGATTACCGCCACAAGATCCTCCACCAAGCCGACATCAACCCCTGCCTGGTTGCCGAGGTCGACCAGCACGCCGAAGTGCGCCCAATCCAGTGAGCCGTAAGTGGTCTGCCCGGAATACGTGAGCATCCCATTGTATGTTGCCCCCACATGCTCCGTTATTGTTGCGGTCCAAAACCCAACCGATTTGAGCGTGTTTTTAATGCTGTAGGGCGTGCCCTTGACTTTCCAGGATGCAATGGCTCCTTTTATCACTTCGCGCCGCTGTGCGTCCGTAGTGGCCATTTTCCAGCCGTTGTAGCCCAAAACGTCGTACTGCGCCGCCAAAATCGGCAGCACGTCGGCGGAAACGGAATCTACCAGCGTCGCAATTTTGTCCGGCGTCCCTGTGGAAATGTCGCGCAGCCGCTGGTCGAGGGCGTTGAGAAACGCCTCGATCAGGGGGTTTTGTATTGCGACTGCCTTAGCCATTGTTTGTGCCGATGTTATTTATTGCAAGTGAGCCGTTTGAGGCAACTTCGCTTTCGCTCACAACGACGTCGGCAAGGGGCAGAAGAACGCCGACGCTGTAAACGCCTGGCACCATGGCCTCAGCGATGATCTTTGAAATAGTCACGTCACGGCCAATCGCCCCGGCGGCGTAGGCAAACAGCGCCTGCATCGCGGCCTCCACAGCGTCCAACACATCGCTGGCCACATAGCCAGAGAGGATCGTTATGTCAAGTTCGCAGTCGAAATCTACGCGGGTTGTGTCGGATACGATTACGGTGTCGGTGAGTGGTCGTACAGTCTCGGCGCTCAAGGCGTCCTCTACGGCTGTAAGCACACCAGACGGCGCACTGGCCCCGGCGGTAAGAATGTACACGTTCACTGTGCCGGCAGGCGATGGTGAGATAGGTACGGCCACGTCGAGTATATCGGGGTGAGCCGACAATGCGTGAAATTTGTAAGCCGCAACACTGCCCGCCGTGCTGTATTGTGAGGGTGCGATTTGCACCCGTGCCCGCAGGCGGTCGTCTGTTTCCTGCTCCGCTCCGCCGCCAGTAGTGGCAAGGTTGGCCACCGATACGATGTTTACGATGGGCGTTTGCAGCGCCGAAACGGTCCCGGAGATGTAGCCGTTTCCGGTTTCGCCGTCGGCTAACGCAGACGCGGTTACGTCGCCCTGGGTTGCGCCCGTGAGGATAACCAGCTCTTCGTCGGTCTGGAATACAGCACCTCCGTCGGTGGTGCGTACCGTGGTTCCGGCGGGGACCGTTACGCCCGTGTGGCCTGTTGTCGGCACGAACCTGAGCGTACACGTCGCAGGCGTTGCGGCGAGGCGCGTAACCCCGGCACGCTCTGCGATGTAGTCGAGAAACGGCGCGGCACTGAATGCCAGGTATTCCTGCAGGATCGCGGACCGCATCGTTTCGCGAAGCAACACCTCCCGGTATGCGGCAGCGTTGGCCAGCAGCATTTCAGCCTGGGCGGGCTGCAAAGTGCGGCCAAGCTCCGACTCAAATGCGGCAACCCAGCCCGCCAATACTTCGGCGGGGTCGGTGGAGAGGATGTAGGGTTCAGTTGCCACGTTGTACGGTTGTTAGCTGCTCGGTGGCCCGGTACTGCCACTTAACGGCAAATGTAACAATTTCCTCCGAAACGGTGACGCCCACGGACAAAACGTTGGCGCGGGGTTCGTATTTTTGAATCTGCGCCTTGACGCGCGCGCGCTGCCCGGCAACCATGTTGGCGGGTTGGCCAAGCAGGGCCAAAATGTCAATTCCAAAATCCGGGCGGAATGGGTCGCTACCCAACTGCGCCAGCACGATGTTTTGTATGCACTGCTGCACGTCGGCCACACCCTCCAAAATGGTGCCGTCTGCGTTGGGCGATATTTGCCAGTCGTTACTCTGTGACATCTTGTTCTGGGGTTGTGTAATAAACAAACATCATTTTTATGATGTCCGGCGAAAATGTCTCCCTGTAAGCCTCTGACAGGCGTTTTTCACGCGGCGACGCATCGCCAAACCAGCAGGCATGGAGGTCAAGTACTACGTCCTGGGGATAAGCCGCCGAAATCGCGGCACAGGCGGCCCGTAAAGTTTTTGGGTCAACTGTCATACGATTTCAAGGGTTAAATTATATTCCGCGTTGAGGCGGCGCACAATCGCGTCGCACATAAAACGGTATATTCCTACTGGCAGTGTGTTGTCCATGCCAAAGAAGTGCCGGAAAAACTGGTTTTCGGTCATGTAGCCTGGCAATACCTGGCCATCTTCAGTAGCCTCGTCGGCGGCCACAACAGCGAAGTCAGCGGCGCGGCGGTAACTGAAGTTCGTTACCATCAGCGGCAAGCATGACTCCGACGACTGCTCCCACTTGTGCCCGCCACCCAACTGCTCAACGTAATTTTGCAGCTCGTAACCGACCGCAATTTGGCCCGTCGTGTAAACCATCGAGGTGGCCACGGCACGCCGGAGGAAACCCGCTGGAGACTCGAACTGGATTCCTACAAATCCAATCTCTCCGTTTAGTTCAGGGTAAATAATAGTTGCTGAAATCATAATGTTGAGGAGTCGTTAATGAGGCCCAAGTTAGCAAGAATGGTAGCAAGGTTTTTACCCGCAGCATTCCCGCCCCAGCTGCCCGAAAGGGTTTGCTTTGCGACGGGTGCGGCATCCAAGAAAGACAGGTAGTCAACCCCGGCACTGGTGTACGCCCGCAATATATTGCGCCATGTAATCGCCGATCCGCTGGTCACACTGGGGGACATTACCAGGCGAAAAGGGTTAACCGAACCACTGCCGAAAATTATCCCCGATTTATTGTCGGAACTGGTGGAGGAGTTATATTGGTTTGACGTTGTGGAAAAATCGGCCCCGGTGAGCATTGCGAGGTTCCCGTCTGCGCTTGCCCCCACGTTTATTTCATTGTTTAGATATGACGCTGCCTGTATCTTTAAATTGCCTTTCAACCTTGTAAGGTTTTGGTTAGCCGCCTGGCTTGATCCGTATGGCCCGGCAACAACCCTTCCGTTCGCGATGGCTTGAAAAACGCTGGTTGATCCCGCCACAACGTTTAAGGCGAAAGTATCGGCGTTTGTCCGCGCGATCTTTACCAGCATTCCGCCAGTCCCCGTCGTGCCGCTGGCGGTGTTGGCGAATACAGCAGCATAGCCAACCTGCGAAACCTCATAGCCAAATCCGTTGGCTGCGGTGCTGTACGTGCCGTCAGTCTGGTTTGTTGTGGCCGTGGCAGTGTTTACCCGCGTTGCCGGGCTGGCCGTGGCAATGCCGATACGCCCGGCTGCGGTAAGCGACAGAACAGCAGCCGCTCCCTGGGTGAAATTCAGCGGGTTGCTGGCCAGTTCGATTCCGGTGGTTTGGGTCAGCGAACCGCCAAGCCCGTATGCGCCTGAGATGGTGGTAACGCCGTTTGTGGTGCCGGGTGCAGCTGGAGATGGTGCCAGTTCGGCATAGGCCGACCCCGTCCACCTGTAGATTTTGTTCGTGTCGGCAGCGATGTACACCCGATTTAGCTCGCCTGTGCCGGGAAACGCCGCAAGGTTCACGTACTCCAGCACAGTTTCACCCGCCGCTGTTTCGGCGGCCAAAACGATTTCGTCAGCCACCTGGTCGGACAGATCCCGCCGCGCAACAGCGCCGTCGGTCTGGCTCATGTTTGCCACAAGCACAGCCTCAATTCGGTCTGATATTAGAACTGGATCAAGTGCCATATTATTTCAGGAATAGGGGTATTTGCGCCTTCAAAGAAGTATATGCGGCAATGTTGAGCGGTGGCCCGGTTGGCCCCACGGCGGTGGGGTGCGTCTGTGCCATAAGCTGCGTGAGCAGCGTGTCGAGGAATGTTTTCAGCGATAGTCCGGCCTTGCTGACTTCGATTCCGTCAGGACCGATGTCAACCAGCGCCGTGCCCGATTTTAGCGTTACGGCTGTCCCGGCATTCACGGTCACGGTCAGCGACCCCGTGTTTTCCACCAGCAGTTCGCCCGTGTCGGAGTCGTAGGTTATCTCTGTTCCATCGCGGAAAATGGCCCCCGTGACGGTATCGGGTCTGGCACCAGGGGGCGTATTCGCAGCGTCCCAAATCGCCCCGGCAACATATCCGGTTTCACAGTTTTCGTCGAGGTGGCAGGCAACGTGCTGGCCAACGGAGGGCAGCGCAAAAAATGAATCCTCGGTGGTGCGGGCCACAAGGACAGGCAGCCAGGGCGATAGAATTTCGTCCTCCACAAAATCAACCCGGACGCGGTGCGTGTCGGGGTCGATTTCTGTTATGGTGCCGAATTTTATCATATCTTCTTCGCTTCAATGTCAGTGGTGTACCCGTTGCCCCGGTTAATAGTGTGGGTTGCCCGCAAGATATGAAATTTGCCTGATAGTTTCGCGCCGAAGCCGGACAGCCCTACGTTTATGCCGCTGCACAGGCGCGGGTCGGCGGGCATGCTCAGTGCCGCCGTGACCTTCTTTGTGTTCGCTTCACGAAGGGCGGCGGCGGCTTTTTCTTTGGCCTGTGTGGAGTCTTCGGCCTTGGTTCGAATCTCCAATAGGTTTAGATTAACGCCGGGGATCTTAAACCCTATCGAGGCCGGGGCCTCCTCCGTGCCCGTAATTGCCTCGTTCGTTTCTGGGTTGTGCCAGGCCACAGCGGCTCCGGCATACGTGCCAACGATCTGGTCCCGAAATGAGTAGCTTGTTACGTCTCCTGGAGCAATTTGAAACACGGCGGCTCCGGCTTCGATGCTGTCCAGGCTGGTGAATACCAGCCGGGTGCCGCGAACGGAGAACGAATACCCGTACTCCAGCGCCAATTCTGTAAGGAACCGGAGGTCTTGCTTCCTGTGTTGCGTAGCCCGTTTAATCTTCACGGGCCTGACCGTGCCCTCTACGGTCAGGCTGTATGCCGCTGCGATGCGGCTGGCAATGTCGCTTAGGGTGACGTCCTCATACGCCCGGCTGCGCTTCGTCCGCATGGCCTCCTTCACGCCAGCAGCAAGGGCGCGAACCGTCACGGTGTCCGGCGGCCCCATAAATTCAATCATGTCGATCTCGAACGTGCCGCAGTCCAGCGATGCGCCTCCGTACTCCATGGTGGCCGTCAGCGTTGCCCCTTGGTCAGGATACCAGGCTTCCCGCCACTTTCCGGTGGCATCTTCGATCTCCAGTACCAGCTCGTCGGATTCGCCCTCTACGTTGTCGGTATATGAAATAGAAATAACAGACGCTGAAATATCAGCCGTTATATCTTTACCCGCGTAGGTGACTTTATATGTGGCGGTTATCGCTTCCACGGTGGCAGGTCGGTTACGGCTGTGGCGGGTTCAATGATGGGGATATTCAGGCGCACGCCGTCGGGGAAGACGTCGTACATGGGCAGGTGTGGATTTGCCTGTATGATGCGGGCCGTGGCCATTGGGTCACCGTATGCAGCGTTGGCGATGGTATCCCAACGCTCCCCGCCCGTGGTGATGTATTCTGTGTAGGTCATGCGCGGCGGTTGGCGAGGTTTTGCAGTTCAGATACGATTTGTGGCTGTGCGTCTGAGCCGATGCGGCGCACAATGTCGTCGAGCGAGGCGAGGGCCAACGTGGCGTCAGCGGCGTCAATAGCGTCCATCAGGTTGGCGGCGGAACTGGCCAGCACCGTGGCGTTTAGGCCCGCCGCGGTCATGCCGGAAATGGCTGATTGCAGCCGTACGGCACTTGTGCGTGCAGAAACGTAGGCGGCTGCGGGATCTTCGGCCACGGCTTCGATGCGCGTCACGACGGCCATGCGCCGGGACGTTTCGGCGGCTTCGATCGTTGCGTTTTGCACCGGAACGATCTTTACCGTTGGCGAACTAACCGGGGGCGTGAGCTGCGGCACTTCGCGGGGCGAAATGGTGCTGATAGCGAATCCCGTCGGTGCCGGGATCGTTTGTGCCGTCTCCAGGAGCGACAGCGACAGCCGAGCCTCCCACGTCGTTCCGTCGGTATGTGTCTGCACCAGGTCACGGCTGATCGAACGGATTACGAAGTTGCCCAGCGTTTCGCCCGCGCCCGTGGTGAGTGGCAGAATTTCGCCGGAAACCCGCAGCGATTCGAGGGCCGCGATTTCGGTATCAGGGTCGCAAAACCCACGGTGAAATGTGATCCCCAGCGTGATTTCGGCAAGGTCAGTGCCGATGCGCTGAAGCACAGGCTTGCCGCCGATTACGGGAATTTGGGCATAGTTAGCCGACTTCGTTTCGGATAGCTCCGAGAACGATTTCAAGCCTTCAAAGCGGATTGATCCGAGCGTTGCGTATGCCATGGTCAGCGGGTTAGGTAGGGCTGGTAAAACGTAGGGGCGTTGATTCGCCTGGCCAATTCGTGGGCGGTGACGGTTGAGGGAAGGGCCATATTGACCGGGCTAAAGCACACCCACGTTACGCCGCGAAGATCGAACCGGGCATGAATCTCTATGCCGTGTCCGTTCTCCACGAATCGCCGACCCGGCACAAGGTCGGAGGCGTTTACACGGGCTGTCTGGTATGTGGCTTGATCTTCCATGGGTTAAAACTTCTTACGTTGGTTTACCTTCTGCTGATCCTCCACCATGCGGGTGATCTCC